CAATTATTTGATGATGCTACTGAAGAGATTAGGCAAATTAGAGAACAAATGCAATTAAATTATGAAATGCCTGTTGATTTTTATGTAGGATAATGAGATGGCAACAAATGTATATTTCAGCCAAAAAGTACGATCAGAACAAAATCTTTATGAAGACATAGTAATTGAATCATTAAAGATGTATGGGCAAGATGTTTATTACTTGCCTCGTACTATTGTTTCGAAAGATACAATATTAAATGAAGACATTGAATCTAATTTTGATGATGCGTATATTATTGAAATGTATATTGCAAATATTGACGGCTTTGAAGGTGATGGAAATTTATTATCTAAGTTTGGTGTAGAAATTAGAGATCAAGCCAATTTTATTGTTTCTAGAAGAAGATGGGAACAATATATTGGTTCTTCATACTCTGAAGATTTAGAATACGTAAGACCTATGGAAGGAGATTTAATTTATCTTCCATTGAGTGGTTCTTTATTCGAAGTTAGATTTGTTGAACACGAATCTCCATTTTATCAAATTTCAAATCTTCCAACGTATACACTTCAGTGCGAATTGTTTGAATATTCTGGTGAAACTATTAGTACTGGAAATTCTGAGCTGGATAATATTAATACCTATATTTCTCAGCAAACTACTATTATTTTAAATAATGGTAATGGAATAAATTTTAATGAATATGAATATGTACGTCAAGAAATTGCTGGTGAACCAGGAGAATTTATTACTGGCAGAGTAACCGATTATACTGCTGTAGATTCTACAACATCTAGACTAATTATTACTGATTGGGCTACGACAAATGGAAAAGTTGTTGAATTCCAAGTTGATGGTAGTAAAATTGTTGGTCTTGAATCTGGTGCAGAATGGGATATTGTCAATGTTTATGGTATCGAAGATCATCCATCTCAAAACCAATTTGTTAATGACGACCAAGCCAGAAATCAGGAATTTGAAGTTGCAGCAGATGGTATTATAGACTTTAGTGAATCTAATCCATTTGGTGAGATTGGAGATTAATTATGCTAAATGAACACTTTTACCACGCGTCAATTAGAAGAACTATTGCAGCCTTTGGTACAATATTTAATAATATTAATGTTGTTCGTAAAGATGCCAATGACGAAGTTAAAAGCATTTTAAGAGTTCCATTAGCTTATGGGCCAAAGCAAAAGTTTTTAGCTCGTATCGAAGCTGAAAACGATCTAAGCTACGATCCAAGAGTAGCAATTAAGTTGCCGCGCATGTCTTTTGAAATTACTGGCTTAACTTATGATTCTGCTACAAAATTACCCAAAATGAATAAAGTAGTTCAGAATAATCCAGTTGCTAATTATACTCAAAGAAGCACTTTATATACTTACGCTCCATATACTATGAGTATACAGCTAGCTATTATGGTAAAAAACCAAGACGACGGACTTCAAATTGTAGAACAAATTATTCCGTATTTTCAACCAGATTATACTATTACTGTTAATGAAGTTCCATCAATGGGAATTAAAGGCGATATTCCTATTGTTTTAAGCTCAGTGAATTTGACAGAAGATTATGAAGGCGATTTTCTAAGTCGTAGAGCTATCATATATACTTTAGATTTTGATTTAAGAGTTCGTTTCTATGGGCCTATTAAACAACAAAAAGTAATTCAACTAGCAGAAGTTGATATGCTTGAAGGTGCACCAGATGATTTTGGATTCTTAGAAGAGTACGTAGCAGATGGTACTTCTGCTGATGGCAACATAGATAATGTGGTCGAAGGAAAAGATGAAGTTGACGACGGAGAAATTACTCCATGAATAATAATAAAGATGATGTAGATGACGATTATGATTTTGCTCGAAGCAAATATTATAATCTAGCAGAAAAAGGTGACGAGGCCATAGATCTCATGATGGAATTAGCTCGTGAGTCTGAGCATCCACGCGCCTTTGAAGTATTATCTAATATGATGAAACAAAATGCAGAAATTGCTGACCGTCTAATGGAACTACAAAAGAAAAAGAAAGAAGTTCGTTTAAAAGATTCTAAAGGACTTCCAGGTAAACTAACACAAAATAATGTATATGTAGGTTCTTCAACAGACTTACAAAGAATGCTATTGAAAAAAATGGATGATGTAAATGTCATTGAGTCTGAAGAATAACGAAGCAGGCTATCTTGGTAACCCTAATGTAAAACGCGACGGTGTTGAACAAGAGTGGACTCAAGAAGAAATAAAAGAATACGCAAAATGTATGAAAAATCCTGCGTATTTTGCTAGAACTTATTTAAAAGTAATTTCTCTTGATAAAGGTTTAGTTCCATTTGATCTATATCCTTATCAAGAAAAAATGTTTGAACATTTTGAAGATAATAGATTCTCCATTGTTTTAGCATGTAGACAATCAGGTAAATCTATTTCATCTGTAGCATATATTTTATGGTATGCAATCTTTAATCCCGAAAAAACAATTGCTGTTTTAGCTAACAAAGGTTCTACCGCTAGAGAAATGCTGGCAAGGGTAACCTTAATGTTAGAAAACTTACCATTCTTTTTGCAGCCTGGATGTAAAGCACTAAATAAAGGCTCAATAGAATTTTCTAATAACTCTCGCATTATTGCTGCTGCTACGTCTGGTTCTTCTATTCGTGGTATGTCAGTTAACTTACTATTCCTTGACGAATTTGCATTTGTTGAAAACGATGCCGAGTTTTACACATCAACTTATCCGGTTGTTTCATCAGGTGAAAGTACAAGAGTCATTATCACAAGTACCGCAAATGGTGTTGGGAATGTTTACCATAAAATCTACGAAGGTGCTGTTCAAGAAACAAATGAGTATAAACACTTTAGAGTAGATTGGTGGGATGTTCCTGGCCGGGATGAAGTTTGGAAACAACAAACAGTTAATAATACTTCTGAACTTCAGTTTCAACAAGAGTTTGGAAACACTTTCCATGGAACTGGAAATACGCTGATCGCTCCAGAAATACTTCTTGGGCTTCAAGCAAAGCCGCCAATTAAACAAAGTACTGAGGTAAGAATATATAAAGAACCTGAAGAAGTTCACGAATATATGATGTTTGTAGATGTTGCAAAAGGCCGTGGTCAAGACTACTCTACATTTAATATTATAGATATGTCTGTTAGGCCGTTCGAACAAGTAGCCGTTTTCCAAGATAATAAAATTTCACCATTGTTATTTCCAGACGTTATTTACAAATATGCTAACATGTATAATGAAGCGTTTATTGTGATTGAGAGTAATGACCAAGGATCTGTTGTATGTAATGGTTTATACTATGATTTAGAGTATGAAAATATTTTTGTAGAGTCTGCAGTAAAAGCCAATTCTATTGGTGTTACTATGACTCGTAAAATTAAGCGTATTGGTACATCAAATATCAAAGACTTAATTGAGCAAAGCAAACTAACAATTAACGACGCAGAAACTATTTTAGAGCTATCAACCTTTGAAGCAAGAGGTAATTCTTATGAAGCTTCAACTGGTAATCACGATGATTTAGTAATGAACTTAGTTCTATTTGGATGGTTTTCAACAAATGCATTTTTCGCAGAGCTTACAGATATCGATATGAAGTCTTTATTATATTCTGAAAGAATTAAAGCAATGGAAGAAGAAATTGTTCCGGTTGGATTCTTTGAGGATGGTAGAGAAGATAGGTATGAAAGAGAAGGTGGTATGGTCTGGGAGACTGTAAATACTGGAATTTATTAATATTATAAATATATACGAGTGACAAACAATCGTATTATGATATCATATAATAATCCCGAGCTTATAATCTTTTTTGGAGAGGAATAAACATGGCTTTTCAAGTATCACCAGGCGTTCAGGTCAAAGAAATTGACTTGACGAATGTGATTCCAGCAGTATCCACATCAATTGGTGGTTTTGCTGGCGCATTCAACTGGGGTCCTGTAGAAGAAATTCGTACAGTAGGTTCAGAAAAAGAACTTGCAGCGATTTTCGGAACCCCAGATAACAACACAGCGTCATACTTCTTAACAGCTGCTAGCTTCCTAACTTATGGTAACGCATTAAAAGTTGTACGTGCTGCAACAGATAATTTTAATGCTACTACAGGTGGTGCTGGTCAACTAATTAAGAATCGTGACGATTACGAAGAAGCAACAATCACCGCAGAGTGGGTTGCTAAATATCCAGGAACATTAGGTAACTCATTAAAAGTTTCCATGTGCCCAGCTGATTCAGCTATATTTGACGCGTGGGGCTATGCATCAGAATTTGATGCTACACCAGGATCATCACAATGGGCTTCTGATCGTAGTTCTTCTAACGATGAGATGCATATTGTTGTAATTGATGAAGATGGTGCTTGGACTGGCTCAGCTGGTTCAATTTTAGAAACTTTTTCGTTTGTATCTCAAGCATCTGATGCAAAATCACCACAAGGAACATCAAACTACTATAAAGATGTAATCAATGCAAATTCTGATTATATTTGGTGGGGAGCTCATCCATCTCTATTAACTAATGCTGGAACTGCCGCAGGTGATATGGCTGGAGATTATCTAGCTACTATTATAACTGCTATTATCGAAGAATCTTTAGCAGATGGTACAGATGATAATACTCCTACAGTAGGTGAAATTCAACTTGCATATGATATGTTTGAAGATGCTGAAACTGTAGATGTAAATCTAATCTTTGCTGTACCTGCAGCAGATGGCGGAGATGATGTTACCTTAGCTAATGATTTATTAAGCCTTGCAACTACTCGTAAAGACGCGGTTGCATTTATTTCACCTCCTATTGAAGATACAGTAGGAACTGCTACACCAGCAGCAGATGTTAAAGCATTTGCTGATCAATTAACATCAACATCTTATGGTGTAATTGATTCTACTGCAATTAAAGTATACGACAAATATAACGACTTATACCGCTGGATTCCAGCTGCTGGCCATATAGCTGGTCTTTGCGCAAACACAGATAATGTTGCAGACGCATGGTTCTCACCAGCTGGCTTTACACGTGGGCAGATTTTAGGTATTACAAAAATTGCTTTTAACCCTAAGCAAGCTGATCGTGACACCCTGTACAAAGCACGTGTTAATCCAATTGTTTCTTTCCCTGGTCAAGGCACTGTACTATACGGTGATAAGACTGCACAAGCTAAACCTTCTGCATTCGATCGCATTAACGTACGTCGCCTATTCATTACCTTGGAAAAAGCGATTGCAACTGCAGCTAAATATCAACTATTTGAATTCAATGACGAATTTACCCGTGCAATGTTCCGCAATATGGTAGAACCATTTTTGCGTGATGTTAAAGGTCGTCGCGGTCTAACAGATTTCGCAGTTGTGTGTGATGCAACGAACAACACCGGACAAGTTGTAGATACAAACCGTTTCGTAGCGGATATCTACATTAAACCAGCACGTTCTATTAACTTCATCACATTGAACTTCATCGCGACTCGCACTGGCGTTGAATTCTCTGAAATCATTGGTTCGTAAGGAGAATAAACAATGGCAATCTTAGGCGTAGACGATTTTAAATCAAAACTAGTTGGTGGTGGCGCACGTTCTAACCTTTTCAAGGTAGAAATGGGTTTCCCAGCTGGTATCGCAGGTGCAACTGAATCTGAAGTAGGTGGTTTCTTAATCAAAGCCGCGCAGCTTCCAGCTTCTGTCATTGCACCTATCACTGTTCCATTCCGTGGACGCCAACTTCAAATCGCGGGTGATCGTACATTTGAACCTTGGACAATAACGGTATTGAATGACACAAACTTCTTATTGCGTGATGCATTTGAAAAATGGATGAACTACATCAATTCTCATAATGCTAACACAGGCGAAGTTACTCCATCGAATTATTTTGCTGATGCATCTGTGTATCAACTTGATAAAGATGGTACAGAAGTCAAAGGCTATACATTCCGAGGCATGTGGCCAACGAACGTAGCGGCGATTGATGTTTCATTCGACAATGAAAATGCTATCGAAGAGTTCACAGTTGAACTTCAAGTACAGTATTGGGAATCAAACACCACTACTTAATAGCATATAAATAGTAGCAGAGGGGTTTATCTCCTCTGCTTATTATTAACGTAGGAAGATTTAATGGCTGAATTATTTGGTTTCGAAATAAAGCGAAAAGAGCAAGATAAAGAAGATGCTAAAAAGCAATCTTTTGTTGCTCCATTAGAGGATGATGGTTCTAGTTACG